CAATCATAGAGCCTTGCAGACAAACGGCAGGTTCACCGCCGTGGGTACAAGTTAGGGTCGGTGCTTTGCCTTCTGTAACGTTACAAGAAGACTTACCGCCACCTTGGTCAACACAAACAATAGCGATGCCGCCTTGATTACAAGAAGGATTACCTCCGTTACCGTCAAGGGTTCGGGAAGTTTCTGCTGCGTAAATACCGCTGTGGGGATTGTCGGATTTCATTGCATTACTGTCCTTGGAACAGATGCCGAAAGGCTGAAGAACACAATTGAAGTTGTCCTTATCAGGCATACGCTGATTGCCACCCGCGTTCTGCTTTGTGAGCGTAGGCGCAATCTGCCCACCGTCCCAGTTCATAATAAGCGGTACATTGCCACCGCCTGTTCCCATTCTTGACGTAAGCGTTTGAATCGCATCTCCATCTTCGAGCTTTACTCTGCCATCTGCGGGATGATTCTCAATGGCAATTGCCGCAGGAACCACTCCTGCACGGAGCGTAGGTGAACGCTCTTCTTCGTAACCGATAGATCTGCTATCAGCGGAATGTTCGGTGCAAAAACCTGCGGATTCCAAAACGCAAGGCGGGTGGTGCGCCTCGGCACGGAGTGTACACGTTACTTCGTCAGTAACATCCATGCGATTGCCACCTTGGTCGTTAAGGACTACACCATTGCGCCCTGTGGACATGCCACAGTTTACACCGAGCGTTGCAGCTTTATTGCTTACGGTTCCGTTGTATCCATCGAGACCGATGCCTGGCGCTCCAGTGCAGTCTTCAAAACCGTTGGCAACTCTTTGCCACGCACGGAAGCTCTCCGCAGAATACCCTGACACGCCTTCGGACTTAAATAATACGTTTCCGGCACTCCTACCTGCAAAATCTGCGACAAGGTAGATTCTACGGCGGCGCTGGGGGACTCCCCAGTATTGAGCATCGAGAGTTCTGTAAGCCACGCTCCATCGGTCTCCCAGGTAGAGGTCTGCGTAGGGCCATCCTTTTTCAGGCATAGGCACCTCGGCCCCCTCTTCGACGATGCCGATGACGGCTTCGAGGACGGCTTTGAAATCGTAACCGTTGTTGCTAGAGAAAGCGCCGGGGACATTTTCCCAGACGATGTATCTCGGATATTTTCCATTTGTTGCTTTCCTCATTTCTTTGATAATACGGACGGCCTGATAAAAAAGTCCCGACCGTTCACCGTCGAGACCGCTTCGCTTTCCTGCCACAGACATATCCTGGCAAGGAGAGCCGAAAGTAATAATATCTACCGGTTCAATCTTGCCGCCGTCCATAGCGGAGATATCACCATAATGTTTCATAAAAGGAAATCTCTTTGTGGTAACTCTTACCGCAAAAGGCTCCACCTCGGATGCCCATACAGGCTCAACACCTGCGAGGACGCCACCGAGAGGAAAGCCGCCCGAGCCATCAAACAGACTCCCCAGCTTCAAGTGTGTCACTTTCTTTGCCCTCCACTTCTTTAACAAGTTCGGTATAAGGAATCTGCTCTCCGCCGCGAATAACATAAACGTTGTCTGTGTCACCGGTGTCATCCACATAACGGCGGAGTATTACAGATGCGTACTTTTCGTCAAGTTCCATTGTGTAGCAAATGCGACCTGCCTGCTCACACGCCATCAGAGTAGAACCTGAACCGCCAAAGGTGTCAAGCACTATGGAGTTCACCTGTGAGGAGTTACCGATGGGATATGCAAGCAAATCAAGCGGCTTGCTTGTGGGATGGTTTGCATTGCGCTTGGGTTTATCAAAGTTCCAGATGGTGGTCTGCTTTCGGTCGGAGTACCATCTATGCTTACCGTTCTGTAAGAAGCCATAAAGCACAGGCTCATGCTGCCACTGATAATCCGAGCGTCCAAGCACCAGGCTGTTCTTTGCCCAAATACACACACCCGCCAAGTGGAAGCCTGCATCGACAAATGCTCTGCGGAATGTAAGACCTTCTGTATCTGCGTGGAATACGTAAGCGGATCCGCCGCTTTCCATATGTGCGACCATATTATCGAAAGCCTTACGAAGGAAAGTGTAAAACTCCTCATCCTTCATGCTATCGTTCTGAATGGTAAGACCACTCTTGCTTTTGAAGGACACTCCATAAGGAGGGTCGGTAACGATAAGGTTTGCACGATTGCCGTCCATCAAATTTGATACGTCATCGGGATTGGTGGCATCCCCACAGTAAAGACGATGCTTGCCAACCACCCACACATCTCCCTTTTCCACAAAGGCGGCTTTTTCAAGTGCAGCGGTAAGGTCGTAGTCATCATCCTTGGTCTCCTCTTCCTCGGAGCCAAGCAAGTCGGCAAGCTCATCGGCACCAAAGCCCGTAAGCGCTAGGTCGAATGCTTCAGCCTGCAAGGACTCAATCTCGACACGAAGTAGTTCCTCATCCCAGCCTGCATCGAGTGCCATTCTGTTGTCGGCAATGATGTAAGCCTTCTTTTGTGCCTCGGTCAGATGGTCAACAAATACACATGGTACTTCTTTGATACCTTCCTCTCGGGCGGCAAGAACACGACCGTGACCGGCGATAATGCCAAAGTCACGGTCGATAATAACAGGATTGATGAAGCCGAACTCACGAAGGCTGGAACGGAGTTTGCCGATCTGCTCGGGTGAATGTGTTCGCGCGTTGTTTACATAAGGGACTAGCTTATCCAGGGGGACAAGCTGCATATCGGTTGTGGTCTTCTTGCTCATATCAGCGCCTCCCTAAAATGACATCCTTCCGCAAGGTGCTCATAGTCCCTGTCGAGTAGATTGAGTTTCTCGATGATGCCCAGAGGGGTAAGGTCGTAGTTCTCACGAACATAATCTTCCAGAGGGAGATTCTTATCGTTTTTCACCACCACGGATACAGGCTCTGCAATACCAATAGCGTATCCAAGCTGTACCTCGCACCACTTGAGCTTATAGATATCAAGCAGCTTGCAAGCCAGGTGTCTAGCCATATAGGTTGCAGAGCGGTCAACCTTCGTGGGGTCTTTACCCGAGAAAGCGCCACCGCCGACTGCACAATAGCCACCATACTGGTCACACACAATTTTACGTCCGGTTAACCCACAATCTGCGGTGGGACCACCGAGTGTCCAAGTACCGGAGGGATTGATAATAAGCTCAGGAAGAGTGTTCTCTCCAAAGATGTTTTGAATAAGCTTGGTGACTTCCGCTTTAACATCATCAAGAGTTACCATCTGTTTGTGGCAAACAGAAACGAGGATGGTCTTAACCGAATTGAGCGTTGGCTCTGCGTCGAGGTCAACGGTCACCTGGGTCTTGGCGTCTCCCTTGAAGGGACAGTTGGGATTGGTTTCAATATCATTTTCGATAGCAGCAATGATTTTGTTTGCAAGGTCAAAACCATAGGGCAAACGGCTCTCGGTCTCGGCGGTTGCATAACCAAACATAATGCCCTGATCCCCCGCACCGATTTTCTTCTCGGAGGTAACAGCTTCATTGATTTCGTGGGACTGCTTACCGATGAGATTGATAACCGCATCAACGGTATAACCGAGCTTGGCTGCAACCCTGCGGACGATATCGATATAATCGACTTTGGCGTTGGTCGTAATCTCACCGCCAAGGACTACCGTGTTGTCCTTTACCATTGTTTCAATACCGCAATGACTGTCTCTATCCTGAGAGAGGCACTCTGTGAGAATGGCATCCGAAATCTGGTCGGCAAATTTGTCAGGGTGATATTTACTGATTTGTTCTGTAGAAAAAAGTCTCATAGCAATTTCCTTTCGTTAGTTATTTCCGCGTCGCGCGGTTAAAAGTCTTTCCATAAGGTCATCGTGCGGTGTGGCTCCACCATAATCAACCGAGCAGTTCTCTTTTACAATTTGGTGTATTGCGAACCACGTCGCATTGACCTGTTTCATGTAGTCTCGGCTCATCGCGACGAAAGGACTGGCAATTGCATTTCCTGTAGTCGGATGCTTTGCAAGAAAACCGAATTCCGAAATTGCTTCTTCACACTGTATCCATCGGGATACGCTCATTGCATACTGCTCTATCTGCTGAAGCGTTACGAGCTTTTCGCAACCACAATTCTTCAGCCACTTGTATGTAGCAATGAAAACATCCTCGGCGCACAGATCCTTGCCCGACTTCTGTTTTGCTTTGAGATAA